CCGTCTTTGGTCCACACCGACCCCGAGATACCCGAGGTCACGCTGTGCTATGGGTGGAATGGTGACGAGAGGCCGGAGAAATGCGTGGTTGGATATGCTGCGAACGAGCGAGGTATTTTAGACGTTAGAGACGAAACAAGTTCGAGCGAACTGGAATATCACTTCGACCACATCGAACCCATCGAGCTCGCCAAGCCGATCGAGTGGGAGCTGATAGACCCATCGGTGGAACGTCTTGCCGAAATGAAGAGTGGACGGGTAGAGCCGTGTTGGACACGCATTGGAGTCGGAGACGCTTGGGGAACGCACGGTGACCGTATAGTCGCCATCCATCGGAGGCCGCAGTCATGAGTAAGAGCGAGAAGCATCTGACAAAGTGTCCGTTCGGGATAGGTGAAATAGTTCGAATGATCGATTCTATCGATGGGCGACCAAACCGGTACTGGAACAATAAGCGCGACTTCGAAACCTATACCGTGATCGGAGCCTTGCGGCAAACTGACGCGCAGAGTGGTTGGATGATCTGTGCGATGAGCGAAACGGGCAGACAAAATCCGTGGCTCGATTCCGGGTGGTACCGGAGGCCGCAGCCATGAGTAACCCACGATTGCGCGATATCGAGAAACTACGTCACCTGATCTATGAGGTCGAGGACTTGAACCCGAGCCAGGTCGACGAGGTGAGCGAGTTGGTTCCGGCGCTCTTCGAGGAATACGACGCGCTACGGAAGCCGGTGAGTGGCCAGCGGTTGGAGGAGGCGCTGGAGTGGGAGCAGAACGTTACCGAAAGGGGATCGATTTCAGCGCGACCGGCTGGAAGGAAAAGCGCAGTGCGATATCTTGAGATCCTCGCAGAAGCCGCCCGTACCGCCGAGTCTGCCCGAGAGCAGGGATTCAGGGAGGCAGCTGATATCGTTGACCAATGGGCAGACGAGCACAACGAGCATGTTCACGAGTTGGCCGACAAGCTCCGCTCTCTCTCGCCCGACGATGGGGTATGCGAGTGGACATGTGCCAAGGATAGGTTGCCGCTCATAGGGCGATGGGTTCTCCTGTGTATCAAGGGCGTCGTTCAGCGAGAAGCTTTCTACCTCGACCAGGGTGACAATGGTCCTGAATATTGGGACAGAGATGATCTCGAAGAGGGTCTCATGGTAAACGACGACGATTACTGGATACTGTTGCCGGACAGGCCAGACGACGTGAAGGGGGGTGAATGACGATGGGCGATAGGTGGTGGTGCATCGAATGTCAGGAGTTGCTCACAAAGGTGCACGGTGATGAAACTAAGCACGTAATGGTCCACGTTCCGGAGCGACTCTACTCCGCCATCTGTCCCGAGCGGAAGGTGTGTAAGTGGCTGTGGAAACGCTCCGATCAGTTCTGGTATACAGAATGCCCCGATGAGCCACGACGATTCGCCTACCGGCTCGGTGAATACTGCCCCGGCTGCGGCAACAAAATAGAGGTGGTTGAATGATTGTCGCAGCGTTGTTTGCGTCACTCCTCTCCACCTCAGCCTTTGCCCCGTCACCCGATCTCGCGCTCTACGTGAGAGAGCAGGCGCGGGTTGCCGGCGTACCGGCGTCCCTCGCTGAGTCGGTTATGCAGATCGAGTCCGGGGGAAATGTGCTCGCGACTCACGAGAACCCAGACGGTACCTTTGATCGTGGGCCGTGGCAGCTGAATGACGACTCACTCCCCTGGTTAGAGAAGCACCTGAATGGAGGCGAGGCCATTAACCCGTATGACCAGTACGAATCGACCAGGATTGCTGTCAGATATCTCGCGTATCTTCGGAAGCGAACGGGGAGCTGGGGCGGGGCGGTCATGGCGTATAACGCGGGCTCGTGGGCCGTGAGGGTGGGAGCGGTCCCTGTGGCGACGAAAGAATATGCGGCTAATGTGTTCGCGTTGGCGGCGATGTAGGATGAGGTCGCGGGTGCTTTCTTGCAGTTTACAAGAGAGCAAGCTCGTGATAGTATTACCGGGTTCCCCTTGGCCGGGGAAAAAAGAAAGATAGGAGGAGTGGGCGATTGATCCGAGCGCGGAGTTCCTATCCTCCGGCGGCCAGCCTTGGCTCGGGTCAGTCGCCCTTTCTTGTGCATGCGACGACAACCTAATCACACACAGATTCCTAACTGGTTCATCGAGGATGAAGTCTCAAGGTGTACTGGGGCGGAAACGAAAGTCTTTCTTGCGATCTGCCGGAAAACAATCGGGTGGCATAAGGATCTCGACAGGATAAGCTATTCTCAGTTCATGCGTATGACCGGTCTGTCTGTTAACGCGATCCGGAAGGCTATCGGTGGGCTGATGGAGAAGGAGTTAATCCTACGAGAAGGGGACGAGAAACACCATCGGTACGAGGTTAACTTCGACGACGAGGTGTATCAAAAAGTGATAGAGGGTGTATCAGAAAGTGATAGAGCAGGTGTATCAAAAAGTGATACTACAAAAGAAAGCCCTAAAGAAACTAAGAAAAATAAAGTTAGTTCTACCAAGAGAACGGGGAAGCGGAGCACGGACTATACCAGCGAACCCTACGGGAAACAGTTCGTCGAGATATTCGGTCTCTATCCTACCCGGAAACCTTCCAACCCAAAACGCACGGCTTATAAGGCATTCGCGAAGCTGATGCGTGAAGGGGTTCCCCTCCAGGATCTGAAACGGGCAGTGATAAACTACGCCGAGGAGCGGAAAGGGAAGGAACCTGAGTTTACGATGATGGCTCAAACCTTCTTCGGGCCTAATGAGCGGTGGTCAGATTTCGTCACTACTGGTGGATCAGAGAAGCCTGGCTATCAGGCGAACATAGTCGAGGACGATATCGGGATTGGAGAGCTCGTGAAGAAAGCGCAACGGCGGCCGGCATGACGCAGGACGAAAGGGTATTGCTCGGGCAGATCCTGCTCGATGAATCGGTGTACCACGACAGCGGTATAAAGCCAGCACAGTTTTCCGACGCAGTGAGCAGGAGGATAGCGACTGCAATCTCGGAGCTGATTAGCGAGGGGGTGAAGCCGGATATCCTTAACGTGAGCCAAAAGGCTGGAGGACTCGAAGCGGAGATCGCGGGGTTGACGAATGTGGGGAGCTCTGCGAACTGGAAGTATTACCACAAGAGAGTCCAGGAAGCCTACCAGGGGAGAGAGCTCGAACGGCTTGCTTCGGAGATAAAAGAGCACGCGAAGAATCCGGGGAGCGCACTCTCAATGATCGAGGACCGCTTGCTATCGATCTATTCGGAGGGGAACGGGTCCGAGGTGGTAAGAAGCTGGGACGTTGCCAGGAAAGTGCTCGACAGAATAGAGGCGCGGTATAAAATGCACGGGGAAATCCCTGGTATACCAAGCGGGATCAGCAAGCTCGATGAAACGATCCTCGGTTTCGAGGACAAGAAACTCTACTACGTTGGAGCTCGGCCGAGTGTCGGGAAGTCAGCCCTGCTCGGAAACTTCGCAGCGGCGGCGTGTGGGCTCGGATTCAAAACAGGGATGATAACTATCGAGTCGGCAGGGACGGAGCTCGTCACGAGGATACTTGCTACAGAAACGAACATCGATAGCAGGCGGCTTATGACTGGGCGGCTCGATGAAAAGGATTTCGGCTGGTTGATGGACAGCGCGAGTAAAATAGCCGAATGGCCGTTGTGGTTGTATGACGACCCGGACGCGACGATTGATGATGTGCGGAGACGGATGCGACAGATGGTTTTGTATCACGGGGTGCAGATCATCTTCGTTGACTATGTACAGCTGATCGCCCGCAACGGGAGGAGCGGAGAATACCGAGATAGGGTTGCTGAGTGCTCGATATCGCTAAAGGCCGCTGCGAGAAGTCTGCGAATCCCGGTGGTATCGGCTGCGCAGCTGACAAGAGACTCCCAGGGGCGGGTTCCTACACTCGCGGATTTTGCGGACAACTCACAGATCGAGAAGGATGCAGACGTTGCGATCCTCATCCATAGGGAGAAGGGTAACTACTGGCTGAAGGTCGAGAAGCACAGGGACGGGAAAACGGGGGACGTCCCCGTGACGTTCCTGCCGGCAACGGTTCGGTTCGTTAATAGGGCGATGGAGGAGGAGTGAAAATTGCCGGAGGGGCTGAGTGGTCCAGCTGTTGGCTATGTTCAACTTTGCGCGGGGTTCGAATCCCCGCCTCCGGCTTCGGCTCGTATGAGCTGATAACACCACAGTTTGTGGTGGCGACGCATGGATGTAAAAAAGTTAGGCGATTGGTTTCCGGCCTACAGGGACCAGACGGGATGCGTACGAACCGGCGGCGGGTGGGAGCCCCGCATTATTTCAACAAGTGGCCGCTCCGTATGGAGGGCCGATTTTCAAGGGAATTAGTTTTTTCATTGCTCGGTTGGCAACGTACCTGACGTTGTAGGAAGTAGTGCGCCGGGGGGCGGTTTAGTCTCCCGTCTCCCGGCCATTTCAAGGGGGACGGATGGAAACGAGAACGTATACCTGCGACCGTTGCAAAAAGCGGGTGAAGATGAATGAATTGTACCGGGTTACAGCAGAGGTAAAACCCGCATATGGGAGCGGATCAATTGGGCGGGGGTTTGACGGAGAAAAGGAGTATAAGGTCCCATGCGGCTACGAGTCTAAGGAGTTGTGCGCGACGTGCTGCGTGCAGCTCGGGATTGCGCTTCCGGAAGGGACTCGGGATCAGGAGGTCGAGCGGATACGGGAAGAGGGCCCGAGCCTGCTTGATCGGCTGCGGGAGATCGTGCTGGAGCTGATAGAATGAGCTGGTTAGATGGGCGTAAGGGTGCTTTCCGGTTTTCGATACTCGTGCTGCTGCTGGTGGCGGCCGCGCTGCTGGTTTTGTGGGCCGCGCTCTGATGCCGATCAATTATGGCGAGTATCCGAAGGATTGGCCGGAGATCCGCTGCCGTATTCTGCACCGGGCAGGAGAACGAAGAGACGAGAAGGGTCGAATCGTTGTCGAGGGCCGTTGTGAATGGTGCGGGGCTGACAACCACCGGACTCATCCGGAAACGGGCAGTATGGTGGTGCTGACTATCGCCCATCTTGACCACGACAAAGAGAATGAGCAGGTAAAGGATGAACGGCTTGCAGCGCTCTGCCAGCGGTGCCACCTCGGGTATGACCGGGAGCACCACATAAAGAGAAGGAGAGAGAATCGACACAACGCGAAGGGGCAGCTGCCGCTTTATGGGAATGAATCAGGAAGCGGGATCTGATATACTGGGATCGGAATCATTCGAACAGGAGGTGCGTCATGCGCAAGAGTGGCTTTATCGTGCTGCTGTTGGTGGGCTTGCTGGTTGCAATGCCGGCAGTAGCGGGCGTCCTCGGGGCGTCCAACGGCTCGTATGAGCTGGCGTTCGTAGGAACCAAGATTTCAGCGCCGAAAGCGGCAGCCGAGAATCCCTTCGGCGGGGAGGTGGCTGCGCTCGCAGTCGAGATCAGTACGGAGGCTGGAGCTCTTCAATACTGCGTAGCGGCTAATGCTGATGGGACCTGCGAATCGGCAACGGTCGAGGTGGCCGGGGATGGGCTGGGCGCGAACGCGCCCTATACTTAGCGAACCCGCCTCCAGTACTGCGTGAATCACTGAGGAGGCGTGACCGTGCGCCTCCTTTATCTGAGGGAGGACAATGGACAAACCAAAACAGATCTATGGCATAAAGACTCCGAAGGGGGTTTTCGTGTCGATTTTCCGGTCGGACGAGTATTCTCCATGGGCACCGTTGACCGGATACCTCGTGAACGGGAAGGAGCCAAAGGAGACGTTCGTAAAGAACTGGTCGAAGGTGGACCGTGACGTGGTGAAACTCCAGAAGGAAGTGCCACAGCCGTCGATCAACCATCGATTTGAGCTGATAGATAAGTCGATGGAGTCGGAGAAAATCCCAGCCGTGTTGCCGAGCGAGGAAGCCGGAGAGCACACGATGGACGGTTTCATTTGGAAGCCGGAACTGGCGATGTACGAATCACTATACGAACGGAAGTACGACAAACAGCCACCACTGATAGTGGGGGTCCCGTTTACGTATGAGCGGATCGCGGAGGTTGAAGAGATCCCGTCCCGGCCGTTCAGCTTTCCGGTAGATCCAGAGACATCCCTGTGGGCGGCGACGAAGACAACGGAGATTGGCGAGGAGCGGGTGCGATACTCGATTGTCGAGCGGCTGATGCTCCCGCCTCCTCTGCTCCCGATGGGGCCGTGTGAGCTCTCCCGGGAGGACAGCTACCGCATAATCCGAGCGCACGTGAAGCGGACAATCTCGGCGGCGGCCGCAATTACCAGCGACTACGATTTCTGCTTCACGGTCGAGAAGCGGGTATCACTTCCGGAGCCAGAAGAGTACACGGTCGACGTCAACCTCGGGCATAACCTGTTTGCTGCCAAGGGTAGAAAACGGAAGCCGAAGTACGAGACGCGCTACCGGAAAACGCGGGACGTGGTAATCTTCGAGATTGCTCCGAAGCCGTACCACGAGTACCCTGTTGTCGAACCGTTCAAGGGGAAGAATCGGGAAGAGCTCGCGGAGAATATCCAGCGCTACCTCGATGAGCTGATGGAGTTCATAAACGAGCCGGTTGTAGAGTGCTCTACTTGCCACGGGGCTGGGGTGCTCTTCCGGTATGCATTCGAGAAGAAGCCCGACCGGAAGCGGGAAGAATCTTCCGGAAAGGAGTAACGAATGCCCGACAAGCCGAAGAAGATCGGGACGGCGAAGTTCAGTGGTTCGATCACTGGCTTCAAGCAACTCTTCGTGAAGGGAGGAGGATATCGGGTCACGATCCAGACGAGATCCGACCCGCAGCTCGGTGCGCTTCTCCTTAAGGGGACGGAGCACGGAGAATGCCCGATCCAGGCAACGATTGACCTGGAGGAAGGACAGCTCGAAATGCCGTACGACGAAGAGGAGGACGGAAAACAGACGATGTGACGCGAGGCCGGGGGCTCCGATGAGCTCTCGGCCTTTTTTATTGCGACGGCGGGCGATAAGCAGTAGAATAAACGAAATGGAGGTACGAATGGCAATAGCGACAGTGCAGACGTCAACATGGACTGGGAAGGCGTGCTCGAAGAATAGGTGGCTAAAGGCGCGGGCGTACTACGATAAGGTTACCCGGAAGCCAAAGGCGATGATGTACAGCTCGGCGGAGTACAAGCAGTTCCTTGAGGCGCTCGCGATCCAGTTCCGAGTGGACCTGGAGCCGATAAAGGGTAAGTTCGACATCGCGCTGAAAATGCGTGTCCACCATATGACCGATGATCATAACTTCCTCTTCGCGGTGTTCGATGCTCTTGAGAGCTCGGGGATAATCGAGAATGACCGTCACGCAGAGCTGAAGATCATCTATCCTCCGGAGCGCCACGGGAACGGAGAGGACGATATCATCCAGGTGTGGATAAGAGAGGCGCAGAGTGTCAACGACCCATCGGGGGCCCCGTATAAAGAGGTGCTATGGTGAGTGGGAAGGGGAAGCAGTCTATCGTAATAAGGTGTGAAGGGTCAGAGCTCGCCGATTACAGGAAGCTGGTAGGGATGCAGGGCGGATTCAAGGCCAGGGGCCCCGAGGATGTTGCCAGGATGGGGAAGTCGATTGTCGAGTACGGGTTCAGCTTCCCCTTCTTTGTCTGGAAATCACGGAAGCGGCTATATTGCCTCGATGGCCATGGGCGGCTCGAAGCGCTTGCGTACCTGGAGCAGGAAGGCTACGAGATCCCGCCGGTTCCGATTGCCTTCGTCCACGCGACAAATCTGGAGGAGGCGAAGCAGAAACTTCTGCGCCTCAACTCGCAATACGGGGAAATAACCCGCGAGGGTCTGCTGGAGTTTACGGAGGGACTCGACGTTGACTGGGGTGCGCTTGTTTTCCCTGGTGGAGCTCTCGATTTGACTGACCCCGAACAGGCGCTCGCGGAGTACGAGTACTCGAGGAAGATCGAGGCACCCGTCTACAAGCCGAGCGGTCTGAAACCGGAATTGTCGGAGCTCGCGGACACGTTCAAAACTGATGCGATGATCGAGAGGATTTCTGAGGCGGATCTTCCGGAGGATGTGAAGAAATCCCTCGTGCTTGCCGCTCATCGTCACACTGTTTTCAATTACGCGAAGATCGCGGAATACTACGCCCACGCGGAGCCGAGGCTACAGCGACTGATGGAGGAATCAGCGCTTGTGATTATCGATTTCAAGAAAGCGCTTGAAGCCGGGTTCGTTCGGTTCACCCGCGACATCGATAAACTCTACGTTGAGGATGTGAAGGGTGCGTAAGAGATTCTGCGCGATGATCTTGACCCACGGGCGGGCCGACCGGGTGGTCACGTACAAGACGCTACGCCTGTTCGGGTACACCGGGGATATCGTGCTGGTGATAGATGATGAGGATGAGCAGGCGGACCGTTACCGGGAGCTCTATGGGGACCAGGTAGTGCAATTCTGCAAGTCTGATATCGCGAGCCGGTTCGACGAGGCAGATAACTTCTCGGATCGTCGAACGATCTTCTATGCGCGAAATGCAGCCTTCGAGATAGCGGAAAAACTCGGGTACCAGTACTTCATGCAGCTCGACGACGATTACAACTGGTATCGGTACGTTTTCAATGAGGACCACGGCTACTGCCGGCAGAAGAAGATACGGAACCTCGACGGGGTTTTCGAGGCGATGATTCGGTACTTCGAGAGGGCCCCGATTGACTGTTTGGCGATGATCCAGACCGGGGATACTCCAGGCGGCCGGCAGGCGAGCATGGTGGACGCAGTGCGGATGAAGCGGAAGGCGATGAACACGCTCCTGTGCAGTGTGGATCGAAAGGTCGAGTTCATCGGCCGGATCAATGAGGACGTAACCGCTTATGCCCTGCTCGGCTCTCGCGGCAAGATGTTCCTGAGTGTCAACAACGTACAGATCAACCAAGGGGAGACACAGAAAAACAAGGGCGGAATGACGGAGCTCTACGCCTCGAACGGAACCTACGTAAAGAGCTTTTACACCGTGATGCAGTGCCCATCCTTCGTGAAAATCTCCATGATGGGCACGCACTACCGAAGGCTCCATCACCTGATCGAGTGGAATAGCGCCGTACCAAAGATCCTCCAGGAGAAGTACCGAAAGCCGGACCTGCAGGGTGAGAAAAAGGGGAAATAGGCTATGCCTAAAGAGCGGAAATCAACGGCAGAAGAGATCGAAAGAAGGGTCAGCCTCATCGCGGAGGTCATGATCAAGGGAATCCGCTCTCCTCGGCGGATAATCCTATATGTTCGTGAGCAGGATCGAAAGGCTGCTGTGGACTCGAATACTCGGGAATCCTGGGGAGCACCCTGGAACGTACACGACGACATGATTCGGGAGTATACCCGGAGGGCTGCGCAGCTGTTTGCTATGGCCGAGAGGGATAATCTTGACCAGGAGAGAGCGCTCCAGCTTGAGCGGCTGGAGAACGTCTACGCGGCAGCATTGCGGGCGGGGAAACACATGGCTGCGATACGGGCTCTCCGCGAGATCAACTTCCTGCGTGGCTTCGGAGAAGTGGGGGTGAATGTTCCCGGACTGGAGCGGCTGGTGCAGGCCCTGGAAGCCGGGGCGAAGCGCAAGCCAATACTCCCGGCAATGCAGCAAGAAACCGTGCAGGCCGGTGTAAACGGGAACGGAAACGGGAACGGGAGCCATAATGGGAACGGCCGAAACGGGCATTCAACTCCCTGAGCTCATCCAACAGAGCCAGCACTTCTACCGGAAATATCCGATCAATTTCGTTGTGGATATGTTCGGGGTTATGCCCGATCCGCAGCAGCAGGAGCTCTTGCAGGCGGTTGCTGACGGGGATGCAGTAGCGGCGAAGAGCGGTCACGGAACTGGAAAGACTACGTGCCTGTCGTGGCTGGTGCTGTGGTTCCTGTATTGCTTCGCAGAGTCGAGAGTCGTTGCCACGGCTCCCACCCAAAGACAGCTGACAGACATCCTCTGGCCCGAAATCTATAAGTGGTTAACCGGATCTCCGCTGGAGTTTATGATCTACTGGCAGGCGACTCGGGTTGCCGTTGCCGGCAGAGAGGAAACCTGGTTCGCTACACTCAGAACCTCGAACAAGCCGGAGAACATGCAGGGGTTCCACGCTGAGTACCTGCTCATCCTGGTGGACGAGGCATCCGGCGTTCCGCAGAACACGATGGAGGCGATTGAAGGAGCGCGGACAACGAAGGGGAGCAAACTGGTTCTGGCTGGTAATGCAACCCAGCTCTCTGGAACGTTCTACGACGCATTTCATCGGCTGCGGGCTTTCTACCGAACGATCACTATGAATGCTGAGCTCTCCTCCCTGGTGTCGAAGGAGTACTGTGAGCGGATAGCACAGAAATACGGCGAGAGCTCGGACGTTTATCGGGTGCGCGTCAAGGGGGAGTTCCCGAGCTCCGAACCGGATGTGTTCATACCGCTGAGTAGAGTCGAGGCTGCCGTCATGCGGGAGGGAGTCGCCGAAGGGGGCGAGATTGCGATCGGCTGCGACCCGGCTCGGTTCGGGAATGCGGAGAGCGTAATCTATTGGCGCCGTGGGCTGAAGGTGGCGGAGCCGATAACCCTACAGGGGAAGGATACGAGCTGGACGACTGGCGAGATCGTGAAACTTGTACGGTGGCTTCGGAGGGAGTACGACTATTCCCCGAAGATCCGAGTCATGGTTGACGATACCGGAGTAGGGGCCGGCGTGGTCGACCAGTTGGTGCAGCTCGAAGTGGAACTGGAGATCGAGGTCGTGCGGGTAAACTTTGGCGGGCCTGGGAACGAAGAATGTTACGAGACTGCTACGTACCTGCTCTGGGGGATCCGAGAGGTTATTGACGAGATCGAGTTGCCGAACGACGATGATACCGTAGCGCAGATATCGACCCGGAAGTACAGGCTCCGACCTGACGGGAAGCTGAAGATCGAGTCGAAGGACGAAATGGTCGCTCGGGGGCTGGTCTCTCCGGACCGGGCCGATGCTCTCGGACTTTGCTTTTACCAGGACTCGAACAGTGTTATAATGACTGACGATATGGCCGCAGCGATGCGGGCGAGAAGGGGGAGAAAATGAGCTGGTTCACTGATACGGCCACCACTGTGATGGATTGGCTACAGGGAAGGGGGACGCAAGAAGCCCCCGCGGCAGATCCGATCCACGCGATAACCAGGCGGCCACGGACGATTGACCAGACAGAGTCGTTGACGGTGAATGAGGATTTAACCCTGGGGCTCTGGAGGAATAGCTACCAGGGGTTGAAGCTGGGAGGGTCGCTTGCATTTGCGCCGATCTTCATCCCGGTCTCTCTCATGGGAATCCCAGTACCTACCAGCGAAGACGAACATACCCAAGAGCTGCTTTCTGCGATCATGGAGGAGCGAGCCGTTGACTGTTGGCTGATCCATCGGACGGCTCACCGAAATGGGACGTGTTGGATCTGGCCGAAGTACGCACCGCAGACGGGGCTGGTGTGGGAGTTCATCCCGGATGCATCTGTCGTGGATATCGAGAAAGATATCGTGAGCGGCGAGGTGGTAGGGATCAGGACCGACGAGCAGCTGATGATCTCCGTGGGCGAGGCGGATGTTCGGAGCGTCAGAAGGAAGCGCTACTTCACCCGTGAGAAGCTGACGATAAGATACCTTGCGAGTACCGTGCCGGACCTGCCGGAGTTCGAAGTCTACGCGAACCCCTCCGGAGAGATCCCGATTGCATTCGGGAATGACGCAGAGCCAAACGAGACCAGGGGTATTTCGGACTATGCCCGGATACTTCCGGACCTAAAGACTTATCACGACGTAGATCAGGCGTGGACGATGATGCTCGCGAGGTTTAAGCCGAAGCTGGTGCTGGGGCTAAAGAATCTAAACAAGTGGCTGGAAAACAACGGCTACGGGACCGTGACGGACATCGATGTTGCGAGCGCGGACCTGTTTATTAAGATGGTCGGCGATGAAGAGACTATCGACATCATAAAGCCTCCCGAGACGGCAGCATATGCCGAGAAGCTGAAACAGACGTTCCACAAGATTGTCGAGGGATCGGGGATACCGGAGATCGTTTGGGGGCTGAAAACCGAAGGGAATCACGCGAGCGCAGAGGAGCAAATGGGGACGCTGGTACAGTTTGCCCGGGAGAAGCAGGCGCAGAAGAACAAGCCGTATATCCGGCTCTTCGATGCATCCCTTCGGCTGGTTGCGTTGGCGCGGATGCGAAACCCGCAGCCGTTCGAGGTGACGTGGAATAAGCTGGATGCGGTGAGCGATGCTGTGCGCTCGGAGATCTTCCGGAACTATGCCCAGGGTATCGGGTACGTGATGCAGTGGGCTGGAATAACCGACCGGCAGCTCCACGCGATCTGGCAGCAAAACTTCCCAGATGCTACTGAAGAGGATTACGAGGAGTACCGAGCGGCAATGGTAGAGGCTGCGAAGTTCAGGCAGTTCGCGCAGGCGAGTCTGACGGACGCATTCGACGTACAGAGCCCATACGAAGAGGTGATACCTCCCGAGCCTCCCGCAGCGGACGCAGGGCCGCAGGGGGGTGGATCTGCTGCGAACGGGCTGCTCGATATACTGGAAATGCTGAAGAAGAAGCAGAACGGCCACGCTGTGAAGTGATAGCCCGGAGAGAATAGAGCGCGAGGCGCTAAAGGAGGATCAATGAAACAATCTGACATTGCGATTATCGGGTACGGGGTCGTCGGCCGACACATGGGGGAGCTGTTCCCGGAGGCGAGGATCGTTGACCCGTTCTACGCTGGGAAGCGAGATGGGCTGCCGTTTGACTGGGAGGGAGAGAACGAGTATTCCGTGGCGTTCGTTTGCGTGCCTACAGATAGGTTGCCAGACGGGAGCGCTGATATCTCCCTCGTTGCGGAAGCGATCATAAGGAATCACGCAGACATATTCGTTATCAAGAGCGCGATACCTCCGGGGACGGCGGCCAGGGTTGAAGCCGAGACGGGCAAGTGGCTGGTCGTGTCTCCGGAGTTTGTCGGCGCGACTCCTCACTCCAAGGGGGCCGATGAGGGCTTCGTGATACTCGGAGGAGATCGTTTGGCAACGGATATGGTGGCGGAGCTCTACAAGGAGCGGAAGAGCGGGGACTTCAGAATCGTGAAAACCGACGCCTTGACTGCCGAGCTGGTGAAGTACGCCGAGAACGCGTTCTATGCTACGAAGGTCACCTTCTTTGCGGAGTTCTATCGGTACGCGGAAGCGCTCGGAGTAGACATCGACGAGTTCCGGGAGCTCCTGCTCCTCGACGGGAGGATCGGAAGAAGCCACACGTTCACCTACCGAGCCCATCCCTATTACGCGAGCCACTGCCTCGACAAGGACCTGCCGGCGATAGTGGTTGCGGCAAGGAAAGCTGGAAGCCCGATGCCTCTACTGGAAGAGGTGGTCGAGCAGAACCAGATACAGCGCGGGAAAGCGGAGGGTCAGGGATGAGGGTCGAGACGTTCGCGTTTAACTACCCGTCGCAGCTGAAGAGGCTCGACTACCACCGGCTGATAGAGGTATTCGAGTACTCGCTCCACCACCACGTGCCCGATGCTGATATCCGGGCCAGGATAATCGAACCGCCGGATCATCGGGGAGCGGTCAAGATCCCCTTCCTTTCCAATACGTACAAGCTCGCGTTCTGGGTTGCTGCGGTCGAAGAAGCGTACCTCGATGGTGAAAACCTGATCCTTTCGGACTCGGATATGCTCTGCACCGGGAACCCGGAGCCAGTGTTCGAGAGGGAGTTCGATATCGCGTACACCGTCCGGGACGACCATACGAACATCCCGCTGAACGGCGGGGTTGTCTATGTGAAGCCCACGGAAGCGGCAAGGAGGTTCATGCAGGAGTGGCTGAAGATCGACGAACGGATGTACGAAGATTGGAATTTCCACCAGCCGTGGAGGATCAAGTACGCGGGGCAGAACCAGGCCAGCTTCGGGTATCTGCTGGAGAACCCGGTCGAGGGGGTGACGCTGCTGGAGCTCCCGACCCGGATCTATAATGCGGTCAATACGGACTGGCACCGGATAGGCTCGGACACGGTATTCATTCACATCAAGAGCCAGTTGAGGAAAGCCGTGCTGCGCGGAGAACCGCCAACGGGGACGATGCGGCCGGCGATGCTGAAGTGGTACGAAGAGCGAGACCGGGTGGAAGGAGCCGTGCGATGAGCAAGGAAGCGTTCAAGAGAAGCTGGGACCGCCTGTCTGGGCAGATGGATGAGACCGAAGAGCTGTGCGTCGAGGCGGCCGAGAAGCAGGACCGTGGGGAAGAGCTGACGGAAACGGAGCGAAGAAGGCTGGAAGCGTGGGACCGGGTTGGCAGAGAGAGGTGGAGAAAGACACCGAGGCTGCTGGCAAAGATTAGGAAGGCTGCGAAGATTGCGGCGCGGAATGAAAGGAGGATGCGAGGGAATGGATAAACAGGGTGGAGCTCGGAGACCGAAAACCTTCAGTTCCGATGCAATACGGCGAAATGAGGCGGGGCAGACGCTTCGGAACTGCTCACCCCACCGGACCATCTGCGAGGTGCTGAGGGAGATCAACGACATGCACCAGGGAGACACGCAGGTGGATCTGGACACCCGGGCGAAGGTGCGGGAAGCCGTGGACATGGCGAAGCGTATGGATCGAAAGCTGAAGGAGTACAACAAGGAGTACGATGCTGGGTGGTGGGAAGCGAACCCAGACTACGAGGCGGATCTTGAGCGTAGGCTGGCGACGGACTACATAGCGATGGACGATGCGGAGATCTCGGACGTTGTCCGGGCTATCCCCTCGATGGGTGGCCGGGAGATAGGGCGATACCTCCGGGAGTGGGCAGCTGGGGTCCCTGACCATCGGGAGATTGTGGAGCTCGGCGTCTGGCTCGGGGCGGGCACGGCGCAAATGGCTCTCGGTGTGAAACGGTCGGGAGCGGATGTAATCGTTCACGGGTATGATAGGTTCAGGGCGGGTACGAGCGAAGTGATGAAGGCTCGCAACCAGGGGATCGAGCTGGAGCACGGGCAGAACACGGAACCTGTGGTCGTTGGGCTGCTGGAATCGGCCGGCGTGATAGATTGCGTCGGGTTGACTATCGGTGAGATCGGAGACAGGAAATACCAGGGGTGGCCGATAGGGATGTACGTCGATGATGCGTGCAAGAGAGAGGAGCAATTCCTCCGGGCTCTCCGGCTATTCGGCCCGTACTGGGTGCCCGAGGAGACGATTGTCGTGCTCATGGATTTCTGGTACTTCGAGCGCAAGCCTGGAGTCAAGGGGCTACGGTTCCAGTATGAATGGATGCAGCAGCACGCGAGCAGCTTTGATGTGCTCTACGAGAGATTGCCTGGGGTGTCGGCAGCCGCATTTCGGTATGTTGACGGGAAGCCGTGGGAGGAGTAGCGAGGCGTGGGAAAGAACGAGCCGTCGATGTGCAGAGGGAAGATTGGATACGACTCTCCGAGTCGGGCGTGTAAAGCCCGAGATAGGATGAACAAGAGAGGGAGCAACAAGGGGGCGATTGACGTATACCGATGCTCGGTCTGTGGGAAGTGGCACCTGGGGCGTAGGCCGCCGGGAATCAAGAAATCAGAGAAGAAGGAGAATGCGATATGAAACGGAGAAGGTGGGATGCGATCCTTTCGAGAGTGCCGAATCAGCAGAAGATAGTCGGAGTAGAGGTGGGCGTCTGGGACGGGAAGCTATCGAACCGGCTCTTGTCGGCCCGGCAGGAGCTGACGCTCTACATGGTGGACCCCTGGAAGGCAGCGGAGGAAGGATCATCCTTCGCAGAGAGTGGAGCGCAGATGGCAGAGTACTCGCAGGAGCGGTTCGACCTGTCGAAGGACCGGGCGAAAGAGGTGGCGATGCGTTATGGCCGGCGAGCTCGGATTGTCGAGGCTGATTCGGTGGAAGCTGCCGGCGAGATCCAGGGTAGGAAGGTGTCTCCAGATTTCGTGTTCATTGACGGGGACCATAGCTACGAAGGGGTGAAGCGGGATCTCGAAGCGTGGGCTCCGCTGATCGGTAGCGATGCCCTGTTCATAGGCGGCCACGACTACGAGAACAACCACGGAGAGGTGAAGCGGGCGGTCGATGAGTACTTCGGAGAGGATGCGGTCGAGGTGGATGACGACCATACCTGGTTTGTGAAAGCCGAGAATGTCAGGAAGCGCCGAAAGGCTGCCGTCCAGCGGAAGATGAGCCGAAAGAGCAGCAAGGAGAGCCAGGAGGATCCAAGGGTGCATGAACGGCCGGAGCCCACCACGGAACCTCCGGAGTCGAGAGAAGAATAGCGAAATGACGAACGCGGAGTTCCATCGGCTTTCTATCCAGGCGAGAAACAGCCTCCCGGATCTCACCAGGCGGATCATGAAGAAGATCAAGAAGGTGTACGAGGAGGCTGCTCGGAACGTTGCGGAGCAGGTGGCGCTCGCGGATCTCGCGTCTACGTTCGGGGGGCAATCGGAGCTCACAACGGCGAGTCGGGTATCGGTCTACCGGCAGCTCGAACAGGAAGCGGCGAAGGTGGCTGCGGCGATTGAGGAGAACGGGAAAATAGGGCTCCAAATGGCCGTGGAAAAGATAGGGACTGCTAACGATACGTTTATGGCTCAGGCGTTCAATGACGCGGGCATAGCGACGATCTCCCGAGCGGTTATCGCGCAGATAGTGAGCGGGGTGAACACGAAGGTCGTAGAGTCGGTCGTCAACCGGGTGTGGAGTGACGGGTACAACTTCTCGAAGCGGTGCTGGCTGGCAGGGCAGAGGTTCCAGGATGATATCAAGAATATCCTCTCTACCGGGCTTGCTGAGGGGAGAGACGTGTTCGATATCGCAAAAGACATCAACATCTATTCCCGTGACGGGAAGGTGAAGCTCTTCCAGCGATGGGATAAGCTGAAGAGAGGGTCGAAGGAATTTGCGAAACGGGTTCCGAAAAATGTAGATTGGCGGGCGTTGCGGCTGGTACGGACCGAGCTCTACATTTCCCTTCGGGATGCAGGCGTTCAGTACGGGCTGGCGAACCCGGCGTGTACCCAGGAATGGGACTGGATACGGCAGAGCTCGACTGACTGGGGGTGCTCGTGCCCGGACTATGCGAAGGGATCTCCGTACAAGCTGGAGGATCTGCCGTCTACTCCGCACGCGAATTGTCTATGCGCGGTAGTGCCGAGGATGATTCCTCGGGAGCAGTTCCAGGAGCAGCTGAAATCCTGGGCACGCGGAGAGAGCCAGCCGGGGATTCAGAAGTGGTTCGAGGACTACTACCTCCCAAGCGAGCGGGCCGCATGAGTGGGTTGACGGAACGGCAAACGGAGGTGCTGGAGTTCATCCGGGCTTTCTCGGAGGGGAACGGCTACGCCCCCTCGGTGCGGGAGCTCTCGATCCAATTCGAGATCAGTCTAAATGCTGTGCAGTGCCACCTGGAAGCCCTGGAGAAAAAGGGAGCTATTCACCGAACGAACGGCGTAGCCCGGTCGATTGTGGTGCAGTAACTACTGTACAACCGTACAACATTGACGGCGCTGCGACCGGGGGTGGATAATTGACCTACGATGGTCCAGAATAAAGCCAGTTCCGATAAGATCTTCAATTTCCGGTACATCCACAATCGAGATGCTGCTCTCCCTGTAGGAGAGGTGCCGACCCTGGTCCCGAACACCGTGATGAATGAGCTCACGGCTGGGGATAGCGCACCCTACTTCCGGGTAGAGTCGATTGCGTTTCCAGCGGAAGGCGACAATCCCTTCGGCTCGAAACCCGCGATCTACAATCAGCAGTTTTTCCAGTCAGTTCTCGACTACCTCAAAAATAAGCCCATGCCGGGTAGCAAGCGCGGCCACGAGTACAAGAGCAGGCCGGCGAGTGACTTCTACACCGTGGGCGGAAAGATCGTTGAGAATGGGGACGGAACCGGAACGGTTAACCTGAAAATCTATATCCCTCCGACCGGAGACGAAACCAGTAATGCGGGCTTCGTCCGGGATAACAAGGCGGGGATTGTCGAGTTCAGCATCGAGGCCTATGCGGAGTTTACTGTCAACGGGGATACCGGAGACGTAACCGTGATCTCGGTGAAAGGGAACCCGCGTAATGATGCGGTGCCCGAAGGCGCGATGGCCCAGACGGTGAACGCAGCGAACCGGGACGATGAGGACCTGGTATTGAATGCGGCCGGCGACAAGCTGCTGGCTGCATCTGTGCGGAAGGCTCGCGGGCTGATAAATGCGGGGAAGTATGACGCGAAGGCGTCTTGGTCGAAGAAATCCGCGTTGCGGAAGATCCTCGGTGCGAACGGGGATGATTACACGAACCTGAAGGCGTGGTCACTCGTGGAGCACACTGGTGCTCCGGAGAACACCCAGGGGAGATACGGCTACCAGTACGGAGACGGGACGTTAGTGTATCGGTCTGCGTTGCAGAACATTGCATCGAGGGCTTCTGCACAGAACCTCCCGGACGTGAGCAAGGCCGCATCTGACTTGGTTGATCTCATCCACGAGAAGAGTAACGCCAAGAACGAAAGGAGTCTGGTTGTGGAAAAAGACGAAGTCATGGAGTTTTTGACCGTCAACTCTGCAATTCCTATCGAGGATATTGCGAAGGTCATGCGGCAGGACGGAAAGATCGTCACCCCTGAGCACCTGGAGGCAGTGAAAACTGTGAACGGGCTCAAGGAGCTGGGGATCAAAGATCCTGTCACGGAGGTCCGGGAAATGCAAAAGCAGATCGCCGACTCCGAGAAGGATCGCGTTGCGAATCGGCTCAATGCCGAGTTCGGGACCGAGAAGGATGCGACCGGGAAGGAGAACCCGCTCCGGATCTATGCCGGGCAGATGATCACCAACTCGGCGGATCTCGATAAGCAGATCGAGACTTTCCGGGAGAACCCGATTGCGAAGAAGCTGGCAGCGGAGCGTGCGGACTTCTCGCGCAACTCCCTGAAGGTTGTCGAAAACGGCGGCGGTGAGCGTCAGGAAGAGGGCGCGCCGGTTGTGGCCGAATACTAAGGGAGGGCTGAAAGATGGCAGCGCTTAACAGTGTCTACATAGAGAAGCCGAACGGCCCGTCGATTCGGGCAGCGAACAGCACCGGGGCGATTCTCTACGAGAATGAGTTCACGGTACTCGGTGCGGGGACCAAGGGAATCCCTGCGGTAGCGAACGAGCAAATCGGGATTGCCGCAATTGGTGGGTTCGACGTCGAGCCGTATAAGCTGGTTCAGGCCAGCGATCTGACGGCCGGCGAGAACACGTTCGGAACGGTCAACCAGCCGGTGTATTTCAACCCGGCGACGGGTGCGTTCTCGGACACCGCGACGGTCGGGTATTACCTGGTTGGAATCCTCGCAGAGGCGAAGAGCTCGGCGGGAGTAATCAAGTTTTTCGTTCTCCCCGTGGCGGATGAGATCGAGAGCGACGAGACGTAAGGGAGGTTGAGAGAGAGTTATGGTTGAGACTGTAATCAATGCACGAACGCTCGCCGAGCGTCTCGCGAAAGAGAAGGTTGCTAACACCGTCCGGATCTACCGGGGCGATGCAAGGCATAACCTTGAGGCCAAGGAGTACGAGTCCTTCGGAAACGACATCATCGTCAAGGCGGCGAACGCACGGTACGCAGGAACGGACGGAGAGGCGAGGCTCTGGAACGAGATTCACCTGCTGAAGCAGAGGATCGAGAACGCCGCGCAGGCCCCAAGCCAGACTGACCTGGAGGCGCTGATCGGGAAGATGTTCATCGACATCACCAGGCGCTACCAGGAGAAAGGCGATCTTACTGGGATAATCGCGCAGGAGCTGAACGATCCGAACTTCCCGAAATCGGTGAACCTCCAGGATTTCTACAAGTACGTAGGAAAGTTTGGGGTGATCCAGGGGAACGGGGACGCGGTCCCGTTGGTGCAGCAGCTGCTCGGAGAGACCGCGAGCGTCACGATGGCGATCCGTGGTATCGGCTGGGCGACCACCCTGGCGAACCTCCTGTACAACTCCACGTTCACGCAGCAGAAGGTGAACGATGCCGTTGCCGAGGCGTATGTGGACATGCGGAATGCTCGGGTAATCGGGCAGATCGTTGCGGCCACCTACGTAGCTACCCAGAAGGTCAGCTTCGTTGCGGACTCGAACGAGACCTACGACGAGAACCTGTACAACGCGTTCCGGTGGGGGATCAAGAAGCTCCGGAAGCTGAAGGACAACATCACGACCCGACCGATAAGCACCACGGCGGGGATCGTCTGCCTGTGCAACAGCCAGGATACCTGGGACATCATGCGTGTGATCAACGGTGCGCTCGCGGCGGGCGGAGGTGCACGGGGCTACAACCGGCAGGCGCTCCCGATCAACCAGGTGGTTGAGTACGATCAGGGCGCGACGGACGGGTTCACCTTCGGGAAGGAAACGCTCAGCTTCCCTGGAGTCACCCAAGGGTATGCGTACCTTCTGGTACCGAACTACGCCTACGTGCTGAACAAGCGCGGGCTCACGCTCGAAACCGGGATGGGGAGTGCGTTGTCGCTCTCGCAGGAAGAGCGCGCATGGTACTCGGTGCAGACCGAGTTCCTTCGGGATCTTCTGGGTTCGTCCTACTCCTCTCCGCCTTCGGGCCACGAGGCCGGTTATGGAGCGATCGTGGAGATCGTGCTCCCGACCGACGAGACCTAAGATCGAAAGGGAATAGATCGAAGCCCAGGGGCGGCAATCCGTCGCCTGGGCTTTTTTAGGAGTACCGAGAATGGCAGCAAGCTGGGATGATGCGAAAGAAATAAGGCTGCTCGTGAACGACCCGCAGGGATGCGTGGATCTTGTCTCGGTGGCAAGCTCGGATGCTCTCCCATCGGTCCCGGCGCAGCAGACGTACTACTACCTCCAGGACAAGAAGCGCTACGTGGGCACGGACCTGGAAAGTGGGGCGACAGCAGCGGACTATGAGACGAAGGCGATCCGGATCTCCGACGAACGGATTATGGCGCTGATAGATTCCCTCGGGGCGGATATGGCTCGATGCCGAGTGCTGAAGCTGATCATGACGAAGCTGGGAGCAGAGCTCCAGGTGAAGAGTACGTCGATGGGAGGAGATCAGTCCACCTACACCTCGTTGAAGGAACTGTACGACTACTATGAGAAGCAGGCGAGGGAGTGCGAGAGGGAGATAGCGACTACCGCGGATAGCGGGAGCAGCAGGTCGATCAATACCACGGCTCCGGAGATTGCCGGGGGGCTGCTGTAGTGGACAAGGGGATGGCTCGGGAACAGGCGCGGAGAATGATCGACAAGGTTATCGAAGAGAATCCGAGCCAGTTGGAGCTGACGAGGCCGGCGACGGC